TTACAAAGCTTCACCTCAAGCTTAAAATAGGGTATCAAGACGAGCAATGGTGCAAGTCAGGACAATGGAAGGAACCCAAACTATGAATATCGAACAAGTCAAGGAACTGGTTAAAATTGCCACCGACGAAGATCGTGGCGGTCGTGAACGCCTTCAAGCATTCGAGCAGGCTGATGAAGCCCGTAAGGCGCTGAAGATTGGCTGGAGCAAGCTCGGCCTCGAAGTCGAGCAGGTCACCGAGCTGAAGGAAACGCTGCCCGCGCTGGCCGATATGGATGAGGCCGACGAGGCTCTCGAAAAGGCTCCGGCCGATAACCCCGAGCCGGAAGCCTCCGAGGAAGCCGACGGCACAACGGAACCGACCGGTGATGCCTCCGACGAGCCGACCGAACAGGCCGAAGCACCTTCGACGGACGGCGAAGCTCAGGAACGTGCGGCTGCCAAGGTCAAAAAGGCCAAGGACACGGGCAGTGGCGAGGCCCGCGGCGGTCTGACCCGCCTGGTCGAGAGCCTCCTGATGGACCCCGCGCTGTCCTACTTGGACATCATCAACGCGGTCATCAAGGAGTTTCCGAAGGCCAACACTTCGGCACGGTCGATCGCCAGTGTGGCGGCTGGGATGCGCCGCAAGGGCAAGAACGTCCCAATGCGTCGCCCGGCCAAGGCTGAAAAGCCAGCGCCTGAAGCTGCGGCTGCCGCCTAAGCTTGACGCTTCCCCAGAGGGTGGGCCTTTACGGGTCCACCCCGAGGATGAAGTGCCAACCAAACAAGGAGACTGATAATGATTGAAACAAGAATGCGTAAAGGCCTGAATGGCTGGAAGGCTGAAACTTTTGTTGACCTCGCGGATAATGGCGGGGACAAAGAAGAAGGCACCAAGCGGCAGCTGCGGATTACAACCTCAAAGCACAACGCCGGCGGGCTGGCTACCTACGTTGCAGCCTGCACGGTCGGTGGCGGGTTTGTTCGGTCGGCCTTGTTCCGTGACTTTCACAAGCTGGATGCACGAAGTGCTGATCGCTGCACCGAAAAGAACGTCGAAGCTCAGCACAAGACTGTTCTTGCAAGCCTGGATGATCTGATTGCTGAAGCGATTGCATACGAAGCGGCCAAACAGCAGGAAGAAGCTTGACGTTTCCCCGGAGGGTGGGCCTTTACGGGTCCACCCCGAGGATGAAGTGCCATGCAATTAAGGAGCAATGCAATGATTGAATTGATTATTATATGTTTCATCACAATCCTGTTTGGATCATTGATCCTTGAAGGATTGCAAGCAATAATTTTGGGGCTTTGGTGGATGCTGAGCCTACCCAAGCGGGCTTTTAATCAGATGTTCCACAGTAAAGGACAAGCATGATGGCAGCCACTGCAAAGAAGCGGGACGTGTCCTATGAAGCGCGGGCACGCGGTGGGCGCACTGTCATGGCGTTTGGCCACACAATGCGGGAACGAGCTGAAGACTTTGCCAAGGAGCGTGGTCTGGTGCTGGTCAGTGTGACACGGACTGAACAAGTCCTTATCGATCGCTGAAAATAATCCGCCAGTTTGGCGTTTACAATGGAATTGGCCTAAGCCATAATGATTACATCAGACGGGAAATCTGATACCAGATAAGGAGGCAAGTTATGAGTCCAGTTACCCAAGCAATCATCGACTATAAGTCGAAGAACCCCAATGCCAATAACCAAGAAATTGCGGAGTTTGTATGTCGCACTGTTCCTGGGGCAAGCACCTCTGCGGCCAGCGTTAGCAGTGTATTGTCGCGGCTCAAAAATGGCACAGGCTCTTTAAGCCAAGCCTCAGCCCGCGGGCATGCTCCAACCAGCTTCCTCTTGGCGAACCTGCCACCTGACCTCCCCGAAGAAACAGATGAAGAAGCTGCGACCCGCATCACGGTTCGTTACTCCGCTTATGCCCGCCATAGCCGTAAGGTTATTCTCAAAGGCGGCACGGCCGGTCTCATCTGCTCTGGTCCTCCTGGCCTTGGCAAGTCCTACCAAGTTCGTCGCGATCTTGAAGAAAGTGGTCGGACAAACTTTGTGGAAATTGAAGCCAGGCAAGGGTTCGGGGATGACCCTATTGAATACTGCAAGTCTGCAGGCATATCCGGAGTTTACGACAGCATCTCTGGTAGCATTACAGCTGTTGGCCTTTACCAGGCTCTCTGGTATATGCGCAAAGGCGGAGTATTGGTGCTAGATGATTGTGATGCAGTTTTCCACGATCCTGATGCGCTGAACCTCCTTAAAGCTGCTCTTGACACTGAGCTTGACCATCGCCGCATTAGTTGGCGCAAAGAAGCCCGGTGGCTTGAAGACTATGGTATAGCACGATCCTTTCTGTTCCAAGGCAGTGTAATTTTCTTGACCAACATTGACTTTGAAGGGGTTATTGCCCGTGGCACAAAAGATGCTGAGCACTTTAAGGCTCTCATCGATCGCAGCAACTATCTGTGCCTTACCTTGCGCAGTGAGCGTGACTTCATGATCCGCATCCGCCAGGTTGCGGGTGGCACAGGCGGCATGATTGAAAAGCAGTTTGGTCTACCTCCCGAGCATGGCGACAAGGTTCTTGACTGGATCGACTGCAATCGCCACAAGTTTTACAACCTCAGCCTCCGCCTTGTTGGCCAGGTCTGCGACGTCTACAAAGACGCATGCGTGTGGGAAACTGAGTATGTTCCCATGTTTGGTGGTGAACCTTATTGGAAGCCTGAAGACCCTTTGCGTGATGCCACGCTGGATGAAGACGGCGAACCTACTGGCAATCGTCGCATCGCCTCGGTCGATGACGAAGAGTGGCAGGAAGACGTGATCGCCACCAAGACGAGGACCTACTGATATGGGCCTCAACGAAACCTTGGACCTGATGCGGACCGCCCACAACATGCTTGGGCGGCCGCGAGGGGTAGCGGTAATAGTGCGGCTCAAAGATGGGACTGAGCTTCCTGTCCGAGCCGTGAAAATGAAGGGCGGTAAGCAGCCAGCGGTCGTCCTCTGCACGGAGTTTGATCGATGAACAATATGCCCAAGTTTGACCTGAGTGCCCACACCGCCCGAGCAGCCCGGCTTGACGCCCTGGTTGTGGGATGGAAAGGCCCTCACTTCGAAGGCCGGCCATGCAATGCCATGGCGGACTTTGATCAGAACCCAATGCGAGCCTATGGCACCTTGGCGGATGCCCAAGAAGCCGGTCTGGTTCGCGTGTGGATCGACGAGTATGATGGACTGTTCCGCGCCCACCTCACGGAGCTCGGACGCAAAAGAAGGGAGGCCTTGCAATGACCGAGTTTGCCAAGTTGTTCACCACGCCGCATGGGCAGCTGCTCATCACCCGCGAGGGTATGAGCGATGAGTATGACGACCAGTGGGTGCTGATAGCGCGGGGTGAAGACTACCGCGAACAGCTGGGAATTATGGCCTTCACCTACGAAAGCCAGGAAGATATGGACCAGGCCTTTGAAGGCATCACGCAGGAGCATGCTGACAATACAGCCCAGCAAATGCAGGTCATCCTGGAGATGCTCTTCGGCAAGGAGGAAGACGCATGAAGCCCGCACTGTTCTATGTCCTTGGCCGGCGATATGGCCGGCCCACCTTGGACAGCCTGATGGCCGTGACGTCGGTCAAGGGTGGTCAGCTCTACGGGCGGGATGCTGTTCATGGCAACCCTACCCACCGCCGCGCGGATGATATGGTTCATGCTTTCCGCACACTTGAGGATGCTCAGTCAGTCATCAAGCTTGCGCAGGATGCCTATGATGCGCATCAGGATGCGGTCGACAAGGCCGAAGCCCTACGCCGCGAGGCAATTCGTCTGCAAGGCGAAGCGGTGAAGCGGGCCGGCTGGGACAAGACGATGACCTTCCAGGCGGTCATGGATCACCTGTGGCAGAAGGGCATGGTGCCTGGTCCTGGAACGGCCGAGCGCCTTGGCCGGAGAATGGCTGCATGATCTACAGCGAGGCGTCATACTTCGATGGATACCACTTTGCGCACATCGCAGCGTGGGACGAACAAAGGCGCCTCGCCCGGATTAGCAAGGCTTGCGCCGCAGCCCGACGAGGTCGGAAGGAGAGAAGAGCATGGCGATGATCGATTTTGAGGACCGGATGCCAGCCCCGCCCATGTCGTGGGGAGAGCGGGTGTTTATGTGGTCGATCGTGGCAATGCAGGTCTTGAGCCTTGCACAGTGCACGGCGGGGCTGGTGCCTGCATGAGCGAGCATGATCCCCAATGGCTGCGCCGCGAAGGTCGCAGGCTGATGGCCAAAGGCCAAGCCATGCTTGACAGAGCGGACAACCTGGAAGCAGCCATTGCCTTGGGCGAAGAGCCCGGCACCCCAACAGGTAATTGGCGGCCAGGTGCAGACGGTGGGATTACTGCCGTGGCCCGTGAGATGACAGAGGACTGGGTAAGTGCCCAGGCCTTGGCCGAGAGGTCAGGCCGCAATGTTCGCAATGCGGCCGCCTGTTTAAGCCGACTGGCGAGTATGGGTGAACTGGAGAAGCGCAAGCAACCCGGTTACCCGGCAGAGTATAGAAAGGTGGGATAATGGACAACAAACAAGAAATCAGGATCGGCGATGTGGTCGCCGTGACAGCGCGGGTTACAGGCCTGCGGGGTGATGGCACCTACGCCATTGAGCCAATCGGCTTTGATTATGACACCGAGGATGCAAGCTATGTGGACTTCTACACTGTGGATGACCCCACCTTCTTGCGGCATGCCTGGATCAAGGGAGACAAGAAGGTCTCTGATGATGGGGAGCGATACCTTTATCACGAAAACCTGGGTGAAGGCGTGCACCTCCTGAACCGGCCTGATACCAAGCAGCATCTGACCGGCGCCTGGGTGGCCATGTCGACAGAACAGGTTGCGGCCCTTCGGGACGAGCCGCCTGAGCTGTCTGGCTGAACAGACCAACAAAATAATTCAACCCGTCAAAATGGCTCTTGGTTTTTGACCAAGGGCCATTTACTTTTGTTTGAAAGGATGGTATAATGAACTATCTTGAAGCGAGACGGGAGCCTCCAACACATGCAGATATTTGCCACCAACACCGACCCTGCTGAATGCGCACGCATCCTTGATGATGCTCGTGTCCGCAAAATGCTGACCGAAACGGCACAGCTACTTTCCACAGCAGCCCGGGCTTTAGGCCTTGATGACAGCGTTTGCAATCTTTACAAAAGCGTCAACCAAGGCCGTGCGCTCTGGACGTGGGCCATGCAGCCTGATGCCTTTGCCTGGCTTTGCCAGCACGGCTTGGCACTTGAAACTGAACTCGATCGGCGTGAGCTGTCCGTCGGCAAGTTTATCCGCACCCGCGATGTGCTGGCCAATTGTCGTCGCATCTCTGGTCTGCTTGGCGGTGACTATACCCTTGCAACTGACTTCGTCAATGCTACTCGCCAGCAACGTGACAATGTTGACTTCCGCCATATTGCTGACCCACATCTGGCTTACCGCCTCTACCTCACCACTCGCTGGGAAATCCAGCAACGTGACCCGCGTGTGCATTTGCGTCCGCGCTGGGCTTTCCCTGCTTCGCCTCCGGGCTGGGCCTTGAGCAACTGAAAGGAGACGAGACAATGCAAGTATTTGAAGGGGCCCAGGGTGGGCTCATAAAGGCCTGGGTCGACGGAGTGCCCGTTGAAGACCAGGCTCGGCAGCAGCTTGACAATATCGCGAGCATGCCCTTTATCCACAAGCACGTGGCCATCATGCCTGATGTGCATTGGGGTATGGGTGCTACGGTCGGCTCGGTTATCCCCACCAAAGGGGCGATCATCCCGGCAGCCGTTGGCGTCGATATTGGCTGCGGCATGATGGCTCATCGCACCAGTCTCACGGCCTCGGACCTCCCTGACAACCTGTCCGGCTTGCGGACGGCAATCGAGGAGGCCATTCCGCATGGTCGGACTGACAATGGTGGGCGAAATGACCGGGGGGCTTGGGGCGAGCTTCCGACTGAAAGCAACTGGCTCTTCACTGGTGGTGTCCCCAGCCTCCACTCTGGCCTTCGACGGATTGTCGACAAGCATCCCAAGATCGAGCGGGCGGCGGACCGAGCGGTCCACCATCTCGGCACCCTTGGCACGGGCAATCACTTCGTCGAGGTATGCCTGGATAAGCAGGATCGTGTGTGGATAATGCTGCACTCTGGTTCGCGCGGTATTGGCAACCGCATTGGGTCCTACTTCATCGAACTGGCGAAGCAGGATATGCGCAAGTGGTTTGTGAACCTGCCCGACGCTGACCTGGCCTACCTGCCTGAAGGCACTGAGCACTTTGCCGACTACATGGAGGCGGTAGCGTGGGCACAACGCTTTGCCCGCACCAATCGTGAAGTCATGATGCGGGCGGCCATGAGTGCCTTGGCCAAGGCCGTGCCCAAGCCCTTCTCCGTTGACGAGGAAGCGGTGAACTGTCACCACAACTACGTGTCTCACGAGCGGCACTTCGGAGCAGATGTGCTTGTGACGCGCAAGGGTGCGGTGTCCGCAAAGGAGGGCGAGCTTGGCATCATACCCGGCAGCATGGGCGCTCGATCCTTCATCGTCCGCGGCAAGGGCAACCGTGAGAGCTTCTGCTCGTGCTCCCATGGTGCAGGCCGAGCAATGTCCCGCAATGAAGCGCGCAAGCGGTTCACGCTGGAAGACCATATTGCGGCCACTGAAGGGGTCGAGTGCCGCAAGGATGAGGACGTCATCGATGAGACGCCCGCAGCCTACAAGTCGATCGACGCCGTTATGGCTGCACAGGCTGACCTCGTCGAGGTGGTCTATGAGCTCCGCCAGGTTGTATGCGTGAAAGGATGATGGAAGACATGACAGTGGCCATGATGAAGGTCCTCTTCAAAAAGGACGCGAACGGAAGCATGCGGACTTGGCAGGTGGAGCGCGAATGCGTCAACGCCCGCTATCGTGTGCATCACGGGGTTCTTGGCGGCGCGACCGTCACAACCGGGTGGGTGAATGTGCAGGGCAACACCTTGCGGTCCCCTTCAGAGCAATGCGCCTCCGAGGTTGAAGCCCTCTACAAGCACAAGCTCAAGACGGACTATTTCGACAGCCAGGTCGAGGCCATGGCCGGACCTCGGCACCTTGAGCCCATGCTTGCCAAGGGGTGGGACAAGATTGGCAAGAAGTTCGGCATGCCGTGGGAATGGATACTCCAGCCCAAGCTCGATGGCATTCGATGCTTGGCCAAGGCCGACGGATGCTTCTCCCGCAGCGGGGAGAAGTTCCTGACCACCGGCCCGATTGAGGAAGCTTTGCGCCCCCTGTTCGAGGCCAACCCGGACCTGGTGCTCGACGGCGAGCTCTACAACCATGAGTTCCACGATCGGTTCAATGAGCTCTCGGGGCTGATCCGGAAGGGGATGAATGCCAAGACCCCTCCGACAGTCGAGGAACTGTCCATGGCGCACTCTGTCATGCAGTATCACGTCTATGACATGCCGAGCCATCCCGGAGAACAAGACGAGCGGGCACGTGAGCTGGTAGAGCTGGTCCATGAGGTCCATCCCTTGCTCTTCTATGTGGATACCTGGGACTGCTCGAGCGAGGAGCGGGCAGACGAGCTCTATGAGCGCTGGCTGCAGGAAGGGTATGAGGGGATGATGTATCGACGCAAGTCAGCCCTCTACCAATACGGCAAACGGCCGTGGGACCTGCTCAAGCGCAAGCAGTTCGAGACTGCGGAGTTCCGCATCAAGCGGATCGAAGAAGGCGAAGGCGACTGGAAGGGCAGGGCCAAGCGCATCGTGTTCGAGTGGCATGATGGCCGCGAGTTCGGCTCAGGTCTTCGTGGCGATCGCGACGGGTTCTGCAAGAAGCTTTTCGACGATTGGGTTCTCGGCGAGTGCGAGTATGAAAGCGCCACTGTGCGTTACATGCCTCCACCCGAAGGGGCCGTGCCGCGGGTAGCCGTGGCTATTGATTGGCATGGCAAAGACGGAAGGACAGACTAGCCGTGCTTGGCTACTAAGGCCCTAGCCATATCAAGCAGGGCCTCATCAGTTCCGTCATTGCGAGCTCGGTTGATGATCCAGGCTACTAGCCGGACATTACCGAGCTCGTAACCCTTTGAGTTATCTATGCGGTCTATCGAAGGAGCCCAATCACCAGCGCCCCAGATAAGCGAGCGATCCGTCATGGCGCAACGCATGGGTGCAACTAGTTCGGTGAGTTGATCCAAAGTCAGCAATAGTATATGACCCCGCTTCCTTGAACTTGAAACGAGGCCCCGATATAAGCTCTTTACTGGATTATTAGCTCGCCAACGCTTATCTCCTTTGCGAGAAGCGGCTTTAGCAGTATCAGGGTTGTTGGCCCGCCACTTACGACAAGCTATGCGGGCCGCTTCAAGATCACGTGCCACGCATCCACTCCACATTACGAGCAATATCGTCCAAAGTATCGCACCGGAGCAGCGTCACGATAGAAGCAAATTGCTCTACCAGGTTCTTCACAGCTGTTCCTTGGCGCTTTAACATCGCCTCGGGCTGAGACCGCTCGAGTGCGCGTCGGGTCATAAGCTCCGGGCCATCCGTTATGGTGACCCCTAGGCGCACATCAAAGCCCATATCTTGCATTTCGCGGATGGTCTTGCCATGGCCAAGCCGGGCACCCTCCCACACAACATGCCACCCTTTGTGGCCGTAGACCCAGGCATGTTCCATGGCTATGGGCTTGATGCTCATGGACAATCGATCGGTGCCGGGGAACTGGTGCTCCTCGTCATAGCGACCGAATACCACAACTCCGTCGAGAGGGTCCTCGTGACGAGGCAAGCGCTGGTCATTGCGATAGTGGAAATCACCCGAGGCTAGGAAAGCCTTCATGAGAGTGCTCTTGCCCGTGCAGGGCTCTCCAACAATGATCGTCGCTTTCATGCCAATGCCCTTATAGCCCACAGCTCATTAGCCTGGCAGTTATCACCAGGCTTACCAAATCCATCAGACACGCCAGTAGCCGCAAGCAGAACCTTGAGCAGCTCAGGGTTCTCAGCTATGTATTCATCCCACAGCTGACGGTAAAGCACGTCACACTCATCCTGGTTGATGGCGCGTCGTCCCTTGGCTTTGCGCCAGTGTTGACCTGTCGCCCCGCCCTTAAAGACCTTGGCGCCCTGATAGAGCTCCTCAATTGAGGCATCTCCGCGGGCCTTGATCCTTGCAAAGAATGGACTGAAGCGGGTGTCTCCTCGGCTGCTGCACTCCAGATAGGGGAAGCAGCCATGCTTCACCATTCGCCGTGGCCCATGCAGCACCAGAACACTCGCCATAGCCAGCGCATCAGAGTTCCTCCACGTCCAGCACGGGGTCAATGTCCTCCGCATCTATGGTCCAAGGAAGCTTCGAGCCCAGCTGGCTTTCGAACATGGCGCGGCATTCTTGCAGGCTCGGTATCTTGTAGCCATAAGCCCGGCCGGAGCTATCCGCCTTGATGTCCATCCTATCGGACGGCACAGCCAGGCGGACATGCCGGACACTCGACCCGAGACGCTTCTTCAAGCGATCACCAATGACCGTTTGGGTCGAACGGCGAGCCAGGTGGCGGTCACCGAGCTTGCGGAGATATTCTTCCAGACCACGTTGCAGGTCTTCAGTGAAGAACACGCAAATGCCCGTGCCGTCCTTGCTGTCCCACTCACCGACAGCAGGGTCCACATCACCAAGGTTACCACGGCTCAGGCTTTCATACCACCAGGCATCGAGGTTGTCCAGGCTCTGCAGCTTCTGCTTGGCAAGGGCGGAGGTCTGCGGGATACGTGCACGCGGGTGGAAGCCGGCGAGCTTGCGACGTTTCAAATCAAAGAGCAAGCCCTGCAATCCACCATTCTCAAGCTGCTCGTGGAGGGCTGCAAAGAATGCCTTGTTGCCTCGGAACTTGGTATTGACCTCACTCACGGCAAAGCGGCGTTCATCGTCCATGGACGCAGGGATCACCCAATCCTCGTTCGATGCCATGACCACGTGCAGGTAGTTCCTAGCCGTGACCACGTCCTTGCCTTTGGCTTCGATGACAATCGTCGGCTCAGTGATGAGGGCCTTGAGAGTGCCTTCCGCCTTCTTGTCACCGGCCCACATCGCTTCGTCCGCGAACAGCAAGATACAGTCTCGCAAGTGGGCGTTGAAGTGATTGGTGAAGTGTTGTTGACTTGAGATATGCAGGCCATGTCGACCAGCAAGCTTGTAAAGTGCTCGGAGGAATGTGCCCTTGCCTGTGCCCTTCTGACCCTTGAAGACCAGTGCGACTTCAGCCTGCTGGTCCGGGTGCTGGATCATGAATGCAGACCAGTCGAGCACATACTCATAGAACTCGCGGTTGCCATCACACAGGCCTTCGAGCAAGAGAGTGTCCAGCAGAGACCAGTCACCTTGCTTTGGCTCGACAGCCCAGTCGGTCCACAGGTTGAGAACTTTAGCGGACTTAGGGATACGATTGCCAGGGTCAAAAGCCACGCCGTCGTAGGTAGTGCGCCCACCCCATGTAAGCCACTCACTGGCTAGAGCCACAGTCTTTTCGCCCTTCTGGACGCGGTGATTGGAGAGGAAGTCGAGGAAGTCACCCTTGCGGCTTGTCTCCCAATACTCGCGGGCCTCAGGGGTATCCGGCGTCACCATGCCCCAGTCTTTACGCTGGCGATAGATGCGAAACTGGCCATTCTCGTTCACAGCGCAGTAGCCCTTGGCGTTCATCCGCTCGAGAGCAGAGACCATGGGGTCACCCGTAGCATCGTCGGATTGGAGAAGCAGATCTTCATCCCCGTCGCTACCGGCCTGCACTTCCTCGACGTCCTCGAAGTCATCAGCTGCGGCTTCACGAGGCAGGAGGTCCGCACGGCCCTGATCGACCAGTGCCTTGAACAGGGTCTTCTCTGTAACACGCCGGCCAGTCTGATCGGCATGCAAGGTATCCCAGCGGCGGCCAATAACCCAGCCTTCACCTGAAAACTCTGGGTCGCCCGTGGACCATGCAATGAACTCATCGCGGCCTTCACCACCCGTCGCATGGTGGCAAGCACACATCATTTCGAACCAAGCTGAATGCTCGCGGAATTGGGTCGGGTCGAGCCCGTCCAACATTCGCTCAAGCTCTTCGGGCGAACGGTTGCCGGCGTCCACCGCGGCAACACGGCCAGGACGACGTGCAAGCTCAATGAGTGCATCAGGTGCAGCACTTACCATACTTAGCGGAGTAGCAAGGACGTCGTCGTCCCAACGATATTGCCCGCCGGCCTTAAGGCCAGACTTGTCATCGCCAGGGTGCACAGAGCCCGGCGCAACAACCTGACGCCCGTGTGCCTTGAACTCAAGACCAGGATAGGCCTCAAGGGTATCCCGCAGCAACGCATCTGCAGGCTTCTTCATGTAGATATGGAAGCCACCTGAACCCGTGACGACCCGTGGATAATTATCTAAGTCTATGTCGAGGTCTTTGGCCAATCGAGTAAGCGGGTCATCGCCCTCGGCATAATTGCGAGGGTCAGCGTCAAGCACAAGGTCTTCAGGACGCAGGCGAACGCCCACGTTCTTACCATCGTGCATGTGCTCCTTGGCTTCGTCAACAGTGAGTGCTGGCAGTAGTCGCCACTTGGAACCCATGGGGGCCTTACCAATAAGGCGTCCGCGGGCGTCGCGCGCCTCAACCGCGTTGAGAGGCACCAGCTCATAACCGCCAGCCCTGAACGCGGCCAATTGGTCTGGCCTATGATCCCACTTACTCTTCATCAATCACCCCTACATGTCTCGGGAACTTCGTCCCCATCTTCCCACCGCACGTCATGCTCCGGGCACCAATTGATGCCATTCGAGGATGCGTATACACAGGCAGGACGGGCGCGCCGGTTTGGTAGCAGCGCCTCTTCCGCTTCAAGCAGTGCCAGATAATAAAGCACAGCCCTCTTTGCCACCACCGAAGGTTTGAGGTCCTCATAGGGCGGAGCAGTAGCCCTCCGCATGCAATAGGCCTCCACTCGCTCGAGGTCCGCGGGTGCAAGAGTCACCTTGATTTGTTGACGTATCCCTGGTGGGCGTCGTTTTTCAGCAGACCTCTTGAACGCCACTTTACTCTGCCTCCTTGGTGGAGCTACGCTCCTAATCCGGAGCGCCTCATGCACGGGACCGTCGAGGGACGTGGCCGGTAAAGTTAATGGGTTGGTTAACGACGGCGCTCAAGTCTAAAAGGGCCGAGCATAAGACCCAAACTAGAGCGAAACACCCCAAGCTAAGAAGGAGGCAACATCGAGTGGACGAGTTTATGAAACAGCACCTGGCCAACCAGGAGCGGATTGCAAAGGCCCTCGAGGGCATCGCAGCTAACGGCGGCGGAGGCTTTGTTGCCCCGGCAGCCGACAAGTCGGCGGATAAGCCGGCAACCAAGTCGGCGGATAAGCCGGCGACCAAGCTTGCTGAAAAGCCTGCTGAACCTGAAGCGCCTGCCGAGCCGGAAGGCCCGACTTACACGATCGATGAAGTTCGTGCGGCGCTGAAGGAATACCGTGCGATCGAAGGCGCCCCGGCAATGCTCGAGGTGCTCAAGACTCATGGTGGCAAGGAAGCCCTCACTGAGGTCGACCCCAAGCACTTCCCCGCGATCATGGAGGCTGTCGGCGCGGCCAAGGCCTAACCGACCCACCGCGCTCGCCCTGACAGGAGAAAGACGTAATGAAATTGATTACCCGCATCATCGCCTTCCTGCTTCCGGCCGCCACGGTTGAGAGCGCAGTGAAGGCGCTGTATAAGGCGGTCGACCGCCTGGAAGCGGCCGAGCGCAATCAGAATGAGAAGCGCGTGGGCCTCGAACACATGATCGAGGACCTGCAGGCTCAGGCCGCTGCGGCGACCAAGGAAGCGGTGGATGCCAGGCGCATTCGCAACAACCTGGCCAAGCTCATCATCGATTGAGCCCAAGGGTCCGTCGCAAGGCGGGCCTGAGGAGAAAAGTGGGTTTGCTGGCGCAGTGCCAGCAAACCCACTCCTCTTCTCAGGCATTTGGGTTCTGAACAATAAGGAGACTGAAGATGAACATTGTTGCAGTGACTTTCGATAACCACAATGGCTATCCTGGCTATAGCTCGAAGGGCAAGCATTACCACTACAAGACCGACCTGAACCTGGCTGTCGGCGACCAGTGCGTGGTGGATACCCCGTATGGCACGGCGCTGGTGACGGTGCGCTCGCTCAACCCGACCGGCGGCATTCGCAATGCTACCAAGTGGATCATCTCGAAGGTCGATCGCTCGCGCTACCTGGCGCGTATCGAGGCCGAAGCGGAACTGTGTGACCTCAATACCCAGCTCTCGATCGAGCTCGAAAAGGTGGCCATCGCCGAGCAGCGTCGTCTGCTGGCGGAACGCTATCCGGCGATCGGTGAGCTGGTCAAGCGGATCGAGGGGCTGGAGGCAACGCTCGGCTCCTTCCAGGGCTGATGGCCATTGGCAACGAAGGTCGGGGGCGCTCGCGAGTGCGTCTCCGCCTTCAGGTTGACGGAACCTGGTGGTATCTGTCACGGACACACCTGGCGTTTGTCGGCCCACATGAAACGGCCGAGGGCGCCTATAACCATGCGGTAGCGTGCGGTGCTCGCTGGCGTGATGAGGAGATTTATCAATGATTGAAGGGCGCCTACCCGAGAAGTGCTGCGAATGCGGCCAGCTCATTGAGCACGCGGACGACTCTCCGGTGGTGCGTGGGGAGCTTGTGCTTCGCCCCGGCTTCCAGACAGCCGAATGGCGTGGCCAGACGGTTCGCATGACCGGCCGCGAGTTCCAAACGCTGCTGTTCATCGTCAAGCGTGGCGAAGCCATGGCTCGCAAGATGTCCATTTACACGGCGGTCTTTGAACGCCCGGATGGAACGCCAGAGCCCAAGATTGTGGACGTCATTGTCTGCAAGGTTCGGCGCAAGCTGGCGGGCGTTGGCGGTGACGGTTTGATCGCCACCGTATGGGGCCAAGGCTATCGGCTTGACCCCACCAACGGTTCACCCCCTATCTTGACTGGACAAATGCGTCGAGCTGCTGCAAAGAACAAGGAAGACTGATATGGCTTGGCATGCGAGGATCAGCGCATCCTCAATGAAGCGGGTGCTTAAGTGCCCAGGTTCCGTGGCGCTGATCGAGGGGATGCCAAAGCACTTGCGTCGTCCGTCCGGTGAGGCTGCCCGTCTCGGGACGGCGGCGCATGGTCTTGGGGAATACTGCCTGCGGCAGGGCCTTAAGACCAGCTATGACCTGCTTGGCGGATGGGTCGGCCTTGACGCCCACGAGGATGCCCAGGTGTGGCTGCCCAATGAAGACAATGAGGCGGAGAAGTTCTTCTTCAAACACATCTATCCCATCGACGAGGATATGTGTGCAGCGGTCGACGTCTACCTGCGGGTGGTTGCGGAAGAGGCTGCCAAGCTCGGCGCACCGGAGCTGCTCATCGAAAAGCGGTTTGACCTGGATTGGCTTCGCCCTGACTTGGGAGGCACGTCCGACTGCAACATCTATGAGTTCCTTGGCACGCTGGTAGTCATTGACTACAAGCACGGCCAGGGCGTGGCGGTTGACGTCAATGACAACCCGCAGATGCTCACATATGCCCTTGGGTCTGCCAAGGAGTTCGACTGGCTGTTTGACAAGCTGATCCTCATCATTGTGCAGCCTCGCTGTCCCCACCTCGAAGGTGGCGTCCGGCGATGGGAAACCACCAAAGAACGTCTGCAGGCCTTCCAGGGCGAAGTCGCCGTCGGGTATGACAAAGTGATGCAGGCCGGGTCTGACCTGGCCGAGGCAGAAGCCGAGTTTGGCAAAGGTGTCATCCCCGAGTGGTGGGCCAATGAATATCTGGAGCCTGGCGAACATTGCACTTTTTGTGATCGCAATGGCCCGCTTTGTCCCAAAATGACTGAACGCATCCAGGCTCTTGCAAAGGCCGACTTTGCGGACGTCATGGAAGATGACGAGGTGCTGACCAAGCAACTTCCTCAGGACCCGGATGAGCTGCTCAACGACCAAGTGGCGGTTGAACTGGCTACGGTCCTTGACTGGATACCTGCGCTTGATCGGTTCATCAAGGCCGCAAAAAGCCTGGCTTTCCAACACGCTGCTGCCGGCCACAAGGTTCCTGGTCATAAGCTTGTCGAAGGACGCTCGGTGCGAAAGATTGTCGTGCCTGAGGCGACTGTCGTCGAGAAGGTCACGGCCCTTGGCATCGCGAAGGATCGGCTATATGAGCCGCCGAAGCTGAAAAGCCCGGCTCAGCTCGAGAAGCTCGGCAAAGAGGTCAAGAAGCTGGTCAATGGTGTGGCCGGTGAAGATGGCCTATGGGCAGTGGAGCCTTTGGCAATGAAGGGCAAGGGCAGCTTATCTCTTGTGCCGGATAGCAATCCCAAGCCCGAGGTTACTCTTGACCCCACAGCAGACTTCGCAGGTATTGAGGAGGATGATGGGGATGACGGCTGAAAAGCTCGACGAGACCGATGAGGTCACAAGGGCTCAGTTGGTCATGGCTAAGAGGTTTGTAGGCCAACGGTGCCTGCTTGACCCCCAAGTCGTATCCCCACTTCGTCTGATATGGCGGGGCTTTCAGGATTGGGCAAAGCCAATTGGCGTTAAGCCGAGTGCGGTTGCTCTGCGGGCCTTATTGGACGCATCGCCGTGGGCGCGGGTTGAAGAGAGGAATGGTAAAGGCCGCATTAAGACAGTGGTCCATGGGGTTAGCCTCAAAGCGTAACAGGGTGAGCTCGACCCATTCGGGCTATCAATAGCAAGCAAGAAAGTGAGAAAGCAAAATGGCTTTTGTGAAACTCGTCACTCCAGTATTCCGTGCATCATTCCCGCAGCTCTTCGTCCCAAAGGCTATGCAGGAAGGTCAGACGCCCAAGTATAGCGTATCTGCTGTCTTTGAGCCAAGCAAGTTCAATGAAGCGGACAAAAAGCGTTGGGCGGCTATTCTTGAATTGCTCGATGCAACCTCGCTCGAGAAGTTCAAAAAGAAGGTCAACGATCTGCCTGGCAACTTCAAGCGCGCAATCCGCGACGGTGCTGAAAAGGCCGATCTGGAAGGCTACGGTGAAGGCAAGGTTTTTGCCAATCTGTCATCCAAGCTGAAGCCTGGTGTCGTTGACGCTGAAGGCAACGACATGGAAGCGGATGACATCTATCCTGGCTGTTATATGCGCGCCACGGTTTCGGCTTATGCCTATGACCAGGGCGGCGGCAAGGGCATTGCGCTCGGCCTCCAGAATATCCGTTTCGTCCGCGATGGTGAGCGCCTCGATGCTCGCACCGACGCCGGCGAGGACTTCAAGGACGTCGAGGACGACCGCGACGAGGCTGATCCCCTGGGCTGATCGAGGCTGGATGGCGCTGCCCTTTCAACGCCGGGTAGTTTTTAATGGGGCGGCTTAATAGCCCGGCCAACCAAAAAGAAGAGGCAAGCAGAAATGCTTGCCTCTTTACTATATACAATCCAGGATTTCCTAGGCATAATATAAAAGTGAACTGTTTGACTTTAGGTCGGCAGCTTGCGCAAGACCGGGGTGCAACTCCCCGCACCTCCACCATCTGCTGCGGTTTGAGGCGCTCGCCTCTTCCCGTCGTCCTGGCCTTAGGCCGCAGCAGTTGACGGGGGTGAACTAGGATCGATTGCGTCGGCGAGGATTTGGATAGGTTCACGGCATGGCTGCCTTATAGGCCAAAAACGTAAATGTCAACGATAACGACATGTTCGAGGACGTCCGCCTCGCCGCGTAAGCGGTGACCTGACGTTTGTTCGATCTGCGGTATGGGTTCCACCGTATCACCCAACGGACCCATTTCACTCCCTACCGGGGTGGAGGAGCGCATTGCAATGAGACGGCTTTATGCCTACGAATGTTGCAAGTGTTTCCGACCACCACGGTGCCCCTCCATCTCGGTAGGCAGTGATTACAGGGCGTAGCGCAGTCTGGTAGCGTGTGCGGTTTGGAACCGTGAGGTCGTAGGTTCAAATCCTACCGCCCTGACCAATATCCTCGTTGGCACCACTTGGGCTGAAAGGGCGGATCGAAAGGTCCGCCCTTTCTAGTTTTGCTCGCCTCTTTTGCTTTTACTTCTGGCCAAGGCCGAGACATAAGATGTTCAAGCAAACTGAAACGGAGGACGAGCATGGACCGAGGAGAACTGATATGCCGCTGATCCAATACAAAGTGTGGCGGCCCACTGATGATGTGCTGCAGGTGGTTCATCAGGCCAACGAAATCATTGATGAGCTCCAGCAGGAAGGCTATACGCTGACCTTGCGCCAGCTCTACTACCAATTCATTGGTCGTGGTCTTTTCACTGAGAACACGGAGCGGCAATACAAGCGGCTCGGTCGGATTGTCACTGATGCCCGTGAAGGCGGCTTTATGGACTGGGACGCAATCGAAGATCGTGGGCGGAGTTGCTACTTCAACAACTACAACGACGATCCTCTCAAGCTGCTCAAGCGCATCGAGTATGGCCTTGGCCGAGACCCTTGGCAGGACCAGGAAGTCTACCTCGAGTGCTGGATCGAGAAGCAATCGCTTGAGCCGGTTCTTGCCCGCCCCTGTCAGAAGCGCCGTGCGCCTTACATGGCTTGCAAGGGCTATCTGTCCGCCAGCGAGGCATATCGTGCCGGCTTGCGCTTCCAGCGCGCAATCGCCAAAGGCAAACGGCCGATCCTCATCCACTTAGGCGACCACGATCCAAGTGGTATGGACATGACCCGCGATAATGGCGAGCGCCTGGAAATGTTTGCTCGCTATGGTGTTGAGGTCGTTCGAGTGGCTTTGAACATGGATCAGGTCAAGCAGTTCAACCCGCCGCCGATGCCGTCCAAGACTCAAGACAGCCGTGAGAAGAGCTATCGCGCTCTGCATGGTGGAAGCAGCTGGGAATTGGACGCTCTCCAGCCCCGGGTCATCACGCAACTGATCCTGGATGCTATCGACCAGCACATCGACACAAAGGTGTGGGAAGAGTCGATGGAGGCGGAGCGGAAAATGCGTGAGGAAAGTGGCCTTTCGTTCTTCGCGGACCGATACGAGGAGCTACGTATGCTCGCCACTTCGCCCGAGAAGCCTCTCGAGCGCCTGGCAGCACTGTCTGCCCTTGTAGAAGAGGTGCGTGATAGCCTCCACGAGTTGGGGTCGGCTACTGTCACCCTGCCTGGACGCATCACTGACTTGCTTCGGCCGCCGTTGCAAGACGGGGTAAAGGGTATCAGCCATACCCAGTTGCCCTTCAGCGGGACCAAGGAAGCAAAGGAGGCCTTCTGTGAGGGCTTTGGTTTTGCCAAGGACCTGGTAACTCCAATGACCAATCTCACAACGCCGGAAGAATTGCCTGATATGCGTGAGAAGCGCACGACGGCTTATTCACTGGCAGACCAACTCGAGCGGGCAAATACCCCGATCCCCTTTGAACGGGTAGAGCCGGCTGAGGAAGAGGACCCCAATACCCTCGACCTTGAAGACCCGGACGCGGAGGACCAGGATTACGGCCTGGGCCCTGTTCGTGGCGAGTAGGGTTCGCGACTTGATTGACTACCTCCAGGGAACCTGCAAGTCCCTAGAGGAAGGTCTGGAGCAGATGGGTATCAGCGAGCTCACACAAGATGAGCACGCGGTCCTGGATGGAGAGATATTCTGCTGCGACACTTGCAGTTGGTGGTGCGAAGCTTGTGAGGAGGCTGAAGAGTTTCCAGGCTGCTGCACAGAGTGCCATCCTGAAGAAGACGAGTAACAAGGTGCCGAATGATTATCGGCTTGACAACAAGAAAGGAGAATACCCCATGAGTGACATTTTCAAGGCCCTTGGGTGGGCTCTGCTTGGCCTGCTGGCTCTTGCAGGCATTACCTTTGGCCTCAACGCCATCGGCTTGGCCAGCTTCAGCTTCTGGGCGCCCAAGTATGAAGAAGCCCGGCGGGAAGTCGTCCAGCAATCGATCCGTCGCCAGGAAGGCGTCAACGAAGGCCTGGCTGCTCTCTGCCTGAACATGCGGACCGAACAGGACCCCGCATCGAAGAAGGCCTTCGCCAACATGATCGTGGTCCAGGCCGGCGCCACGGGCACGTCTCTTACAGCGGACAGTCTTCGCTGCAAGACAGAGGCAGAGCGCGAGCTCGGTCTCTAAGCCCGGCAACCCAAACGTCAACAGATCAAAGGAGACCAACCAATGCGTAAGATTACCACTTTCCTGGGGCTGCTTGCCCTGTCCATGCTCGCTGCCTGCGGCCAGCCCACTCCCTCGGCTGAACGTCAGCAGCAGGAAGCCACCAACCAACTTCTGGCAGATGCCGAAGCCCGGGTTGGCATGCCCCGCGTCACCAACTTCACCGAGAAGCGGCTGGCGAACCAGATCATGGAACTGCGAGACCAGCCCAACCTCTCGACCTATACCTATACGGTCGACATGAACGGGCGTTCGCACTGTCTCGGTCGGTCGATCGGGTTCGGCCTGCCCTACACGACGCAGATCACCAACCCGCAGAAGCTCGGCACTGCATATCAGTCGCCCTACACGGTGCCGCAGGCTGAACCGAACGGGCTCTATTCGTCGGACAGCACAAATGCGACCTGGGTCCTGCTGGTGGGGGCAGATGGCCGGCCGAAGCCCGCCTATATCGAGAGCGATGTGACCGTCACGCTGGAACCGCTGCGGACAGCCGCAACACCCTGCTAACCGACCATCGATCGGCATGAATGGTTGAGGGACGATAGCCTTAGAGGCTATCGTCCCTCAATGCTTATTTCACCCTCCAAAGAGACCTACACGCCGCCTTTGCTGCCGCGTGCGACCATCGACTTTGAGACGAGGTCGGCTTGTGACATTAAGCGTTGTGGGAGCTGGATATACTCCCTGCATCCTTCAACGGAAGTCATGTGCCTTGCTATCATGCTCCCAGGCTGGCATGACGCAGAGCTGTGGCACCCTGCCTATCCTTATCTTGGGATTGAGGAAGAAGGCCGCGAACACCTGCAAGCCCTGTTCGATTATCTGGCCAAGGCCGACTCTCTGGTTGAAGCCCACAACGCGTTCTTCGAAGTGGGTATTTGGGAGAACATATGCGTCCCCATCCTCGGCTGGCCTTCAATCGATCGTAGCAAGTGGCGTTGCTCCGCAGCAAAGGCTGCTGTCCACGCCCTTCCGAGAGACTTGCTGAATGCCTGTCTTGCCATGGACGTCGCCGAGAAGAAGGACGACGAGGGCAAGAAGATCATGCTCAAGGTGAGCAAGCCGCGTAAGGCCTTGAAGGCTGAACGCCAGTCACCAGGCTTTGACCCCAACCGCATTTTGTGGCATGAGACGCTGGAGCTTTTCCAGAAGCTGTGGGATTACTGCCGCCAAGACACCAAGGCAGAGCATGCCCTGTCCTCCGCGCTGGCTGACCTCTCGGATGAAGAGCAGCGGGTGTGGCTCATGGACTTGCAAATGAACTGTCGTGGCATCCGCGTTGACCTGGACATGGCCAAGGCAGCTCTTGAGCTTGGTGACCAATACTGCACCCAGCTTAATCGCGAGCTTCGGGACATAACGAGTGGCGAGGTCGAAATGGCCAGCTCTCGTGTGAAGCTCAAAGACTGGGTGAACCGGCAAGGAGTAGCCCTGCCAGATACCACAGCCGCAACTATTGAAAAGTTCAAGGCCTTGAAAGGCCTGCGCGCTGACGTCCACCGCGTCTTGCATATCTGCAAGGAAGTCAATCAGACTTCGACCGCGAAATACCAGACGGCTATTCTCCAGGCTTCGTCTGGCGATCATCGCCTGCGCGGTCAGGTGATCTATCACGGTGCAGGCACTGGCCGTTGGGCCGGTAAGGGGTTGCAGCCTCACAATTTCAAGAAGGGTAGCCTTAAAGACCCAGACCTTGCCTGTGAAATTATCAAGCTGCGAGACCTCAACACCGTTTGTGCTCTATACGGTTCAGACGCTGTGATGGAGACGCTCTCCGGTGCGATCCGGGGCGTCATGATCCCCTCGGATGATCGAGAGATGATAGTCGCTGACTTTGCGGCCATCGAAGCTCGGTGCGTCCTATGGCTTGCCCGTCAGATGAGCGCACTTGATGTGTTCTATCGCGGGGAAGACATCTACTGCGACATGGCCTCGGGCCTTTACGGGCGGACAATCACAAAGAAGGACAAGGATGAACGTCAGTTTGGTAAGCAAGCTATTCTGGGTCTGGGTTTCCAGATGGGCTTTGTCACCTTCCTCATCACCTGCGCCAAATACAATATCCGGTTCTCACCAGAGATGTGCAAGCGCATCGTTGGTGATGATTATGCGAGGCATGAAGAAGCGGTCAAGAAATACTTCACCGTGGGCAAGTTGGCCAAGCAGCGTCAGCACAAACTCAAGTATGGCACCAAGACCGCTCCCGGCCTTGACCAGGATTGGAACGAGGTGGTCCATGAGCTGGTGCTGATGAAATACACCACGGAGAAGTATCGCGAGCGCTATCCTGAAGTGGCCACGATGTGGGACGATCAGGAAGCCGCGGCAATTGCAGCCGTGCGGTCACCAGGCCGTATTGTGGACGTTGTGCGTGGTCGCAATTCCTATGTCTTTGAGGGCCGCTTCCTCAAGATGATCCTGCCTTCAGGTCGTTGCCTGCATTATCCTGATCCGACCATCAAGATGAAGGCCGTGCCTTGGAACCCCGAGGAGTTTCGGCCTGAGCTGCGCTTCATGACCAGTTTGCCCGGTGGCGGCTGGGTTCCAACAGGCACTTACGGCGGGATGCTGGTTGAGAACCTCACTCAGGCTACCGCTCGCGATCTAATGGCCCAAGCAATGGTAAGGTGTGACGATCACCCCAAATATGATGTTCTCATGAGCGTGCACGACGAACTCATCGCGGAATGCCCAATTGGGGTTGGCAACGTGAAGGAGTTTGAGCAACTCATGGCCGAAACGCCGGCATGGGCACATGGTTGCCCAGTCGACGCCGAGGGGTGGATTGGAATGCGTTACCGCAAGTAAGGAGACTATAATGCAAATAAAAGATGTGGACTTCGAGACCGTGGAACAGGCTGCGATCGCCGCCACTGTGGCCGAAGAGACTGAAAAGCCGGAACGCGTTCCCACCCACGTCAAGTCGTTCTATGCCAAGATGATGGGCATGCTCGATGAAAAGGGCGTCGAAGGCAATAGCCAGGCAGCCAAGTCTATGAAGGTGCTGGCCATCAAGGCGCAGTTGGCTCCGCGTCGGTCGGAACGGTTTGGTCGTCGCGATCGCCAGGCAGCAGTCAAGCGTCTGGTCGAAGAAGGCAAAATCTGTTCCCAGACGTGGCTGAACAACCCGCAATTGATGCTGTGGCTACCCTGCGCCAGTCCTTTGAGCATGCAGCATGACCTGGGCCGGTTTGACCAACGCAACCCCTGAGGAGCTCGCCCACGACCTGGGCGAGCTTCAAGCCTGGTCGCGAAAGATCATGGAGCGTAAGCCAGATGTCATCATTGGCGATGGCGGTGGAGATGATTACATGCTCCGCTGGTTTGTGATGCCTCGCACGGTGTTTGGCGGCGTCTATTTACACCGCTTCTTGCAATCAGACAAGGACGTCCCACACGATCACCCATGGGATAGCACGTCCGTGCTGATTGATGGGCAGTATGACGAAATGTTGTTTGATCGCGGGCTGAGCCTGCCCTATACGGTTCAGCGCGTGGCTGGCGACATCAATCACCGCAAGGCTGAGGAATGCCACCGGGTGGTTCTCACAAATGGACCCGCAACATCATTGTTCTTCTTTGGTCAGCGCCGTAGACAGTGGGGCTTCCATTGCCCAATGGGTTGGGTTCGTTGGGACCTTTTCGTTGACGCTCGCGACAAAGGCCAGGTAGGATTAGGTTGCGGCGAGGGTTGATAACGTGACGACAGATTGGTGCTCCCACTTCCAACTACCGGCGTGGGAGCACCAGCTCCGCGAATGGGAGCATCGGGACGACAAGGCGCGGATGCTGCGCTGGCAGATGCGGACCGGCAAGACCAAGGCGATGATCGACCTCGCCTGCTATCTCTACAAAGAAGGCAAGATCGACGGGGTTATCGTCGCGGGCCCGAATAACGTCCACCTCAACTGGGCACGCAAGGAAGTCCCGAAGCATATTTGGGACGGGGTCAAATATCGTTCGTTGGCCTGGGACACCTCAAAGTCTCGCAATGTTGCATGGGCTCGGTGGTTCGATAACTTCTGCAAACCAACTGGCTCGCTTGACTTTTTCATGGTCAACTTTGAGGCTTTCAACCAGAAGCGGTTCCTCAACGAGTTTCTCAAGCGCTTCACTGATAGCCACAAGCGCTATATGCTCATCATCGATGAGACGCACGACGTTCGCGGGCCTAAGTCCGCGAGGTCCAAAGAGCTACGCCGGCTTAGGGCCAAAGCCGTGGTTCGTCGTGGTCTGTCTGGCACAATCACGGACAATTCACCTCTGCATGCCTGGAGCCAGTATGAATGCCTCCTTGAGGCTGCACTGGGCTATTCAAGCTACCAGGCCTTTGAGGACCACTTCGCACAGAAAGAGCTGCAGACCTTGTTCGTCAAGGGTCGACGGGTGCAGGTCATGCAGATTGTCGGCTATCAGCATCTCGACGAGCTGACCGAGGCGATGGCAAAAATGACGTCCGTCGTGCTTCGTTCTGAGTGCGATGACATGCCGGAGCTGCTCCGTGAGGAAGTGCGCTTCGAGCTGACTCCGGAGCAGAAACGGGTCTATAACGCACTGGTGCAGAAGGCTGTGGCGCGACTAGATGGCGGCGAGGTCATACCCGTCAAGGAAGGTGGGGCCCTTAAGAACCAGCTTCAACAGATAGCCAGTGGATGGTATGTGGATGAAGAGGGTGAAGTGGTTGAGGTTGTCAAAGATGAAGACAACCCACGCATCCAGGCCTTGCTGTCGCAGTTGGCCTTGACCGGGCCCAAGACTGTCGTCTTTTGTCGTTATCGCGAGGATATTGTCCGCGTGATGCGTGCTTGTAAGCGGGCCAACTATTTGCCCGTGGATTATTATGGCGGAACGCCAAAGAAGCAGCGGGCGGTCAATGAAGACCGGTTCATGAATGACCCGCGCTTTGGCCCCCTCATTGGTCAGCCTCTAGCTTGTGGTCAGGGCCTGGACTTTTCCATTGCAGATGACATTGTATGGTTCAGCCATCTTGATGGTGACCTCATCAAACGCAAGCAGGCGGATGAGCGAGCCACACAAAAAGGTGGTGGTCGAGTGTTCATCACTGATCTTGTGGCGGATGGCACGGGAGATGACCAGTTGTTGCTCGATTTGGTTGAAAAGGATGAGCTGTCAGAAGAGGTCTCAGGTGCTGGGCTGCGTCGTTTCTTGCAGCTCGTGCATTGATGGCGGGACGGGGCTCTGCGCTGGTTCCTTGGCTGGGTTGCTTGATCTAGGAAGATGGAGTCCAGAGCATGGACTGACAGATTGGAGAAGACGATGAGTGACGAAACGAAGCCGGCTGCGGCGGAAGACCCCAAGACGCCGAAGCGTGGCGTTGGAACCGTCGCACGCGAAGCGATCGCTGCTGGCAAAAGCAATGAAGAAGCCCTCGCTGCAGTGAAGGCTGAGTTCCCAGACAGCAAGACTGGCCTGCAGACTATCAGCTGGTATCGCAATTCGATGCGCAAAACCGATGCCTCGATCCCCTCGGGCCGGGAAGCCAAGAAGTCGAATGAACCTGCTGGTGAAGCGGGCGGCGAAGACCCGCTGGGCTGAGCCCCCAAGGCGGCCGCCGGTCTCCTCGGGGCTTTACCCCACCCCGCATTGTGCGGCTGCCGGAAAGGCGGAGAAGAGCCAATCTTCTCCGCTTTTTTTTTCCATTTACAAAACGTTAGAGATATGATATAGCTTGGTCAAGATCGGGACATAAAGGAGGCTGCACTTGCGACAACAGGGTAAATCAAGGGAAGAAATCCTGAAAGGCCTGCCTATGCTGGCGGATGGCCTTTATGCGGCTGCTTTGCAGTGGCTTTATGGCACCAATCCCGGAGGCAGTGGCGGGTTCCGCCACGAAGTCCGCGAGCCACCTCATTGCGGCTGGGGCACTTGTCTGGTTCTCGATCGAGAAGTGGACGATCGCGGAAAGCCGACCAAGATGGTGACCTTGTTTGCCATGAGCTATTTTGACTCTTGGCAGGTCAGCCGGGGTTCTCTCGAATATCAGGGCCTACAGCATCCCGACCTATTCCAGCTCCGAAACGGCACAAAGACAGAGATTGAGTGCCTGGGACTGTCTCGCGCCTTCTATCGTGACGCCCTGCCACGTCGTTGGGCCGAGATACTCAAGTATGGCTGGACGCAGAAAGACTTCGACACTGCCGCGCTTATCATGCGCAAGCTTGACTTGCCTGTGCCACTTATTGAGCGCGCTGATGGCCAGGCTGATCGCGTGTCTGGAGGCAAAGAGGTATCGGACAGTGGGCTCAGCAAGCCGGTCAAGAAGGAAAGCCGCAAAGGTCAGGTGCTGGCATTCTTCTGGCCCGAAACAAAGTCCATTCGCGAGTGTATGGCAGAAATGGGCATCAGTCGATCCAATGTGCTGAGCCAGCTCTATTTGCTGCAAAAAGACCATGGCATTGGCTATGAGCTAAAGAATGACGCGGCCATCATCACCATGCCCAACGGGTGCGACAACCCTTGGGCTGAATAAGGAGACTTGCAATATGAACGATCCAAGCCCGGGCGCAGTAGCCGCCACTCAAGCAGTAATGAAGGAAGGAGCCAAGGTAACGGCCGCTCTGCAGATGCTGGAAGCAGCCAACAGTGAACTCGACGCCGCTTTGACGCTGAGCGACTGGAAGGCGGTTGAAAAAGCCCGCGAAAAGTGTGTGATCCGATATGAGAGTGTGCTGGACGCCAAGATCGGGGCCATCAAGCATCTGCGCGAGCAATATCCCTTCCCTCCGGCCTGACCATTACTACTTAGCAGTGGTCATAACACTTGGTTATCTTCTGTAATCCTTGGGGCAGAGAGTTAACTCTCAGATTGCCTCAAGGAGCAGAACGTGGAACCATTCGAGCAAATAGAGCAGTTCTACCGCAAGGTAGTGCAGCTCCCTATCCCGCAGACCCCCACCCGATTGACGCATGCGCAGAAGCTCAGTGCTGTCGAGCATTGGGATGAGGAGCACAAAGAGTTTCTTGAGGCTGAGACCCTTGAGGATGAAATCGACGCCTGCATCGATTTGGCCTGGCTCGCCCTTGGCCGCGTTATTGAAATGGGCGCTTCTCTCCCTGACCACTTTGCTGAAGTGGTGCGGGCCAATATGGATCGTGTGCCTGGCCGCAATCCAAAGCGTCCTCTCTCCACTGGCTTTGACGCCGTAAAGCCTGAAGGCTGGCGCGGCCCCGATCATACTGCCATCCTGGTTCGTCATGCTGCGGCTATGATCGAGGAAGGTATGACCGACGCCGGCAAGGCCACCCAGGTGCGCAAGCGGATCATCCTGGTTGGCCATGGCCGGCACGGCAAGGATACCGTGGCTGAAATGCTGCGCGATCGGTATGGCTACCGCTTCACCTCATCCAGCCTGTTCTGTGCCGAAAAGGTCATGCTGCCCCTTTTTGAATACGAAGCTTCCAAGTGGCTGAGCCAAGGGGTTCCAGTCTATGCGGATGCAGCTGAATGTTTTGCGGATCGCCACGGCAGCTCCGCCGTGGGCGATCATCGGACTTTCTGGTTTGAAGGTATCAAAGCCTATTGCATACCCGACAAGGCCCGCCTAGCCCGGGAAATCTTTGCTGAGCACGATATGTATGTGGGCATTCGTGACAGTGCTGAGCTCTTTGCTGCCCAGCAGCTGGGTAACGTCGTGACCATTTGGGTGGATGCTTCAAATCGCCTGCCACCGGAACAGGGCAGCTCGATGAATATCGAGCCGACCTTTGCGGACCATGTGCTGGACAACAACGGGACCCTTGAAAACCTGTCCGCCAACCTTGAACGTCTGATGGAGAACCTAGCATGAGCATCGCGGCCACCTTTGCTGCAACCGACGACTTCCACGCGGTTTACCGGACCTTGCTCTGGCGCCTGTTGTCAGGCCACGCAATCAAAGAAGTGAATGAGCGAACTGGGGCGGTCATCTTTGCCTCCCCGGTGCCCATCCACTTCAATCTCGACCTGCGCGACGGTCAGCTGCCTTTGTGTGGTATCCGCAAGACCTTCCCTCGGACTGCCGCGGCTGAAGTTGCCTGGTTCCTGCTTGGCTCAAAAGACGTCTCCTTCATCCGTGAGTATGCGCCCATCTGGGACAAGTTCGTGGAGGAGGACGGGACAACCGTCGCTGGCGCTTACGGGCATCGTTGGCGGGAACACTTTGGCCGAGACCAGGTAGCCAAGGCCATCAAAGCTTTGCAGAACAACTCTACGGATCGCCGCGTAGTTGTGATGGCCTGGGACCCGGGCAGTGACGGGCTGGGCGTGCCGTCTAAGAACGTTCCGTGTCCACTTGGCTTTACATTGTCGATTGTGGACGGCCGGCTCAACTCTGCCATGTTCATCCGCTCCAGCGATGTGTTCGTGGGTCTGCCTTACGACGTGATGGGGCATGCTCTCCTTATGCAAGCAATTGCCAATTCGATTGGTGGCCTGAAGGGTCTTGGCACCATGTCAGTCACTCTGGCGCACCCGCATCTCTATGATGTCCACGAACAGATGGCCCTTGAAGCACTCAAGTCGGAGCCATCCACTGATACTCGTTTGCTGCCGCCTTGGTCCGTGGAGCAGATTGAAGACGACCCGCACGGCTACGTGCTGAATGTTAAGCTGCTGTTTGCAGCTATGAAGCAGCCCGAGTATTCTTGTCGGCCGGAAGTGGTTGCATGACCTGCTCAACTAAATGGGATGCTCGGTTCATGCGGCTTGTCGAAGGCGAGCCTCTGAGCTGGTCAAGCATACCGGGCAAGGAGGGTGGCGCAGCCGCCCTCCTCGTCTCTCCGGATCGCAGGCGTATGTCCGTTGGGTATGCCGGGCTTCCTCGTGATGCCAGCGAGGATTTGGTGCAAGCCTGTAAGAGCATGGCTGTCTTCCGCGATCGGTTCTGCAGGCATGCTGAACGCAATGCCTTGTCAAACATCGACTGCGACGTTGCGGGATGGACAGCCTATGTGACGGCTCAGCCCTGCTTGCAGTGTGCTCTTGAGCTGCATGCTCGCAGAATTGCACGAGTGGTTTGTCGCCGCTTAAAGCCCGGCAGCCGGTGGACACAAGAATGCGAAGAGGCCAAGCAGTTCCTGGAAGATCATGGTGTGGAGTATGTGCTATGCTGAGAGCCATAATGGCGGTGAGTGCTGACGGGTTTGTGTGCAGTGGGCCTGATGACAACATGCGTTGGACAGGCAAGGCGGACAAGCGGCTTTTTCGTGAGCAGACCGATGGATGCGCCATTGGTGCGGGGACAACCACCTGGGAAGCCATGCGGGGTCTCAATCTGCTCGGCCGCACCCTTGTCCGCATAACCCGTGAACCGCGGGACCTGGCCTCTCCAGACGGGCCGAGTGAAGAGCTCGAAATGACACTCGGAGCCTTCGCCGAGAACTACCCCGACGGATGGCTTATCGGAGGACAGACGATGCTCCTCTCCGCGATCCAGGACGGTTTCGTCGATTGTGTCGTGCTGTCACACGTCACGGCGGAGCTCGGAGAAGGTGTGAAGGACGAGGTGAGCAGCTTGCTGCATTCCTTGGGCTGGACCATGCGCTATTTTCCGATGGGCGACCTCAAGCTGGTGACTTGGAACCGTGGGGCCTGAGGCTACTCTCTGGTCATGGCTGCGTCGAGGGTTGAAGCCCCTCGGCCAGCCACATGACGTCCACCGCATAGAGACGTCCACCGAAAGTGGCTATCCCGACGTGGAAGGCTGCATCAACGCCAACACCTTTCTGGTTGAGCTCAAGGTGGCTCGAAGCATCCGCAAGAAAGACGGTTCCTTTTCTCTCGATCACTATCATGCAAAACAGGCTTACACCCTCTATCGTCGCTGGCAAGCGGGCGGTCGGTCCTGGTTGCTGGTGCGGTATCCTGGGTCAGATACTACGGGCAGACACTTCCTTGTGCCCGGTCGAGAAGCCCTTATAGTCCACGATGAGCGGATGAAATTGACCCTTGGCTTTATGCAGGCAGTTAGCTGGCCTGGCTTCGAAGACGGTCTGGCCAAGGCCGATAAGCTTTGGCAAGGTATTTCTGGTCCCATTGTTTAACGGGATAGTGGTCCAATCCGCTAAAATCTTATTTACGTTGGGACGCTTCTCCAGATACCTGGGGCATAGAGCTTGGGACACAGAGGGGGTCGCAATGGGGCGGTCTCCCGAGCTCTATGGGGAATATCTGCATATGGAAGAGAAAAAGTCGCCGGGTAAACCGGTGGAGACGTCCGCTACACCTCAGCAATTGTTGGATCACTACAATAAGCAGTGTCCTGAATATAATGCTCAAGTTCGAAAAAAGTTCCAAGGCGATGATGAAAAAATTGCAGGGCTTCTTTTTGAGCCCATTGCCAGTCTGGAAGAAGCGCCCACTCGCGATCAATTGATTGAACGCATCCGGCGCCAGAACCTTCGGCTCGGCCGCACCATCCGTGAGCGTAGCCACGAGCTTCTTCTCGAAAAGGTCTGTGACGAGACCGGCGAGTTGATCCTCAAAGATGGTTACACCATGGGCCTCACCTACCAACGCATCCTCGAGATACTGGGATATGAGTTCCCTGAGGCGTCCACTTCTGTCGCCTGCCTGCGTTGGTATAATGTGCACATGAAGGGTGATGCGGTCGATGAAGGTTTGCCCTTCCCAGACCTGCCACAATACCGCCCCCGATCCTCTGCCAAGAAGAAGGCCGCTTGATATGCGCTGCGTGGGACGGAATGAACAGAACATTTATCGCCTGCTGATTGAGAAAGACATCATCGATGGATGAAGAGGACGACGAGCCTATCACCTGCGATTGGTGTGGGCACGAGGCAGACGAGGATGAGCTCGACGAGGAAGACACCTGCAAGGAATGCCGAGACGAGGAAGAGCATCGCCGCCAGCTGCAATCTGACTACTACTTCTGGTGCCGCTAATCCTCAAGCGGCGGTAACCCAGACTGACCCGATACGGCATTCTGTGCGTTCTTCAACACTAACGCACAGGAGACCGCCCATATGGCCGTAGGCCTACTTACCCCGTCCACAGGCTACAAGCCTTTTCGTTACCCATGGGCCTACGAGTTTTGGAAGCGCCAGCAGCAAGTGCACTGGCTGCCTGAAGAAGTCCCACTTGGTGAGGATTGCAAAGACTGGGCGGACAAGCTCACTGCAAGTGAGCGACATTTTCTTACCCACATCTTCCGCTTCTTCACACAGGCGGACGTCGACGTCATGGACAACTATCAAGAGCGCTATGCTCGGAAGTTTAAGCCCATCGAGGTCAAGATGATGCTGGGGGCCTTCCAGAACATGGAGACCGTCCACGTCGCGGCTTACAGCCACCTGCTTGACACCGTGGGTATGCCTGAGACTACCTACAGCGAGTTCATGGACTACAAGGCCATGAAGGACAAGCACGATTATATGGACCAGTTTGGGATGAAGACCCACGCTGACGTGCTGACCACTCTTGGTATGTTCGGGGCATTCTCTGAGGGGCTGCAGCTGTTTGCCTCGTTCGCCATGCTGATGAACTTCCCGCGGCACAACAAGATGAAGGGCATGGGTCAAATCGTCTCGTGGTCGGTCCGGGATGAAAGCCTGCACTGCGAGGGGATCATAAAGCTATTCCATACCTTCGCCCACGAGACTGGTGCCTATACTGATGAGGTTCGTGAGCGGCTCTGGACGCACTGCGAGCAGGTGGTGCAGATGGAGGATGCCTTCATTGACCTCGCCTTCGAGATGGGACCGCAGGAGAACCTGACTGCGGATGACATGAAGCGCTATGTCCGCTTCATTGCAGACTGGCGACTCATGCAGCTCGGGTTCAAGACGGGTGGCTCTGCCTATGAAGGGCCCATGTTTGCCACTGACCAGCGCAAGAACCCACTGCCCTGGCTTCAGCCGCTGCTGTCCGGTGTTGAACTGGCTAACTTCTTTGAAACCCGTGCCACGGAGTATTCAAAGGCCAGCTCGACCGGTGACTGGCAATCCACATGGGCGATGTTTGATAAGAAGGTGAAGTGATGCAAGACTACTATTACACCCCACCAGGGGCCGACGAGCCGACGCGGGATATTGCAATCGATCATGTGCGCAATACTCGGCTGACCGACTTTGGCCGGTCCACCCTGCATGAGCGATACCTTCTGCCAGATGAAACGCCACAAGAGCTGTTTGCTCGTGTGTCTTGTGCTTATTCGGATGACAGTGCCCACGCACAGCGGCTCTATGATTATATGAGCAAGCTCTGGTTCATGCCGGCCACTCCAGTCTTGTCGAATGGCGGAACTGTGAAGGGCTTGCCGATCAGTTGCTACCTCAACGAGGTGCCCGATGACCTGGAAGGCATTGTCGGGACGTGGGTCGAGAATGTGTGGCTTGCTTCCCGTGGTGGTGGGATCGGAACCTACTGGGGCAATGTGCGGTCGATCGGTGAGCCTGTTGGCGCGGTTGGAAAGACCAGTGGGGGTGTGCCATTCCAGGTGGTGCAAAACTACCTCACGCTGGCTATCAGCCAAGGGTCTCAACGCCGTGGGGCTGCGGCGGTCTATCTCGATGTGGGGCATCCGGAGATTGAGGAGTTCATGGAGCTTCGCAAGCCCAGTGGGGATTTCAACCGCAAGACTCTTTACCTGCATCACGGAGTGCTTATCCCTGATGCGTTCATGGAGCGGGTTCGGTCCGGTGGGGATTGGGAGCTTCGCAGCCCGAAGGACGGTAGCGTCCGCAAGGTCGTTTCGGCCCGAGAGCTGTTTGCTCGGCTCGTGGAGACACGGCTCCAGACGGGTGAGCCCTATCTGGTGTTCACCGACACCGTGAACCGTGCAATGCCGGCCTGGCAGCGGGACCTTGGATTGCGGGTTACGACCAGCAACCTGTGCGCCGAGATTACTCTGCCCACTGGGAAGGATCATCTGGGTGAGGACCGCACGGCTGTCTGCTGCTTGTCGTCGGTGAACCTTGAAACCTGGGACGAGTGGAAAGACCATCCTCAGTTTGTCGAGGACGTCATGCGGTTCCTCGACAATGTGCTGCAGGACTACATCGACCGAGCCCCTCTCGAGATGCGAAAGGCTGTCTATTCAGCTACCCGTGAACGGTCTGTGGGCCTGGGTGTGATGGGCTTCCACTCGATGCTGCAAAAGCGTGGGGTTCTTATAGAGTCGGCCATGGCCAAGGCCTTGAACCGCAATATCTTCAAAGAATTGAAGACGCGGGTCGATGCAGCCAGTGAAAAGCTGGCTGTTGAGAAGGGTCCTTGCCCTGATTGGGTTGACGCCCACCGCGGGGCAACCTTTTCCACAAGCAGCGGTCCGAAGCCACAACGCTTTGCCTGCAAGATGGCTATTGCCCCCACAGCATCCATCTCCATTATCTGCGGGGGTGCATCTGCGGGTATTGACCCTATCCCAGCCAATGTCTATACCCACAAGACACTCGACGGGTCTTTTGTGGTCAAAAATCCATACCTTGAGAAGGTGCTGCAAGTTCGGTTGGCTGATGCCGTCCACGATGAAGATGTGACCAAGGAAGACTTGCTGGAGCATACGTGGGATAGCATTCTCGAGCATGGCGGCTCGGTGCAGCACCTCGGTTTCCTGTCCGAGCATGAGCGAGCCATGTTCAAGACGAGCTTTGAGCTCGATCAGCGATGGCTGCTTGACTTTGCGGCAGACCGAGCGGCACACGTTTGCCAGTCACAGAGCCTCAACCTGTTCATCCCCGCAGATGTTGACAAGTGGGACTTGCTGATGCTCCACTGGAAGGCCTGGGAGATGGGCATCAAGTCTCTTTACTATCTCCGCTCGATGAGCTTGCAGCGTGCAGCACATGCTGGCGGAGTGGAAGCGGACAACACCCCGGAGAGGCCAGTGCTGCAGGTAGTGCCCACTGATTATGAGGAGTGTCTCGCCTGCCAATAAACCTTCGGTTAATAATGGGACGACGATTGGGGCGTCTGGAGCAGAAAGGCTTCAGACGCCCTATTTGTTTGAAGGAGACGGGAGCATGCGGTGTAAAGTAGGATACTGGCGGACAGGCTTGGCTGTTCAGGTTGATGAAGAGGCCCGGGAGTGGCTTCAAGGGCAGGGGCGGGCATTGTGCGCCCAGGTCATGGTTGATCGCCGTGTCTTGCTCGTTGGCTGTTCTCGTGGAGCCGCACTGTCTCGGCTGTCCCATACGCCAGCCTCTCATGCCTGCCGCGATATGCACTCGCAGGGGGAGGTGCTTCCTCCCTATTTGGAGTTTCTCGCAGGTCCGGGCTTTGAGTTGCCGCGCTTCGAGCTGCGTGAGCTTGAGGTCAACTACGATTATGCTATGGACGGGCTGCTTACCGAGCCTCTCGGGCCGGATTTCACTCTGCCTTGGCCGAGCCGCCGGCACCGAGATAACCGCATGAGCGCGGAAGAGCTGCGGCATCAGTGCTATCTGCGCATCAAAGCGCACATGCTCGTCGGTGGTCATGGAATGTTCGATGAAGTGGGCGTGCCCAAAGAGGTTGTGCGCCTCATGGCCCCTGGAGGTTATCCATTGGCACTGGAAAAAGCTCGCAAGGAAGTTGATGCAATCCTGGCCCGGAAGCCCGCATGAAGTTCTTTGCCATTCAGTCGGTCAAAGAGCCGACCAAGTTCTTGCCGGGCTATGAAGGCCGAGGGCATACTTGGCATGAGCCCACCCACTGGTGGATCATCAATCCGCGGCTCTTTAGGTCTCAAGCATGTGCCGCGCGGGCTCTAAGCTTCTGGCTCAAGGGTCGCTGGGGTCGGCTTACGACCGCTGATTGGGAGACCGGCTATAAGGACAATGGCAATTTGCGGCCTTCACCTGCACCGGAAAGAAAGCGGGAAGACTTTCAGATTGTGGAAGTTACCCTCGCCATCTCCCCGCCCACATTGTAATCATTGTCCGCGTGCCTTCGGGATAATGGATGACGTGGCTGTGTGACCAAGAAGACGGCCCGCGGTTATAGCCGAGGCGCATCTGACTTGAAGTGCCGGCCACGTATACCCCAAGCATGATGCTTGCACTGTGCATATGCCCGACGGTTACCCGGCGGCCAAGTCGGGCAAATGCTCGAGCATTACCCCGGGCACCGTTCGGTCCGAGATGCCCGTGCATACCGACTTCAATGCCTCCGTCTGCATGCTTTGCGACTACCAGGCTTTCATCGTCATGCAGGAACTTGAGTCGGGCTGCTCGCAGGAAGTCCTGCTCATTTATCACGCCATAGCGTGCGCAGGCCCAGGCAAAAATGTCTTGCTCGCCCTTAAGCAATGCGAGCCAGGCTTCGTGGTAGAACTCAGCGTTGACCGGGTCTTTCCGCCAGTCTGTCTCCTTGAGCCACCTGGCCATGGCCTCGTGGTGGTTCGATGGGGCAACGTAAGTGGTCGTCCAATACCGCGAGGCTTCGCGCAGCATGAAGTCCATAGCTTCGCAGGTTTCGTCTTTGACGCTTTCCTGGCCTGCCTTCCACTTCTGGAACCCGAGCAGCGGGTCCTTGGCATCATGGTGATTGCGGGATCGGAAGTCGATGACGTCGTGGAGAACCTGGATACGCGGCCGAAGAACGTCCAGCATACCACCCTCGCCCCAAGCTAGCACTCGGACAATCGGATCGGACACGCGGACATGCACATCGCCCCAGCTTACACATTCAATTGCATGGCCATCGGTCACAACGCCATTCTGGGCCTTGAGATGCAGGTCGCGGATGGAGCCGTCCACTGCAGCTTCGAGCTGCCGGATGAACCAGCTGCCATCACCGCAGACTTCAACAAGCACGGCACCATATCCATGATAGCGCTCGGCTTTGAGCCCCGCTTTCTTCTGAATGTAATTGCGCTGGGTAACCGTGCCGGTTGTATAGTTGAGCTTTGCTGCTTCACCATCGAGACTGGCCACTGAGGCCATAGCATGTTGAGCATGCGGGATGATATTGCTATCTCGCCCGTGATAGCTTTCAAGGTTCGAAAGTGGGTCTGGCGCAGTGGGGATGATATTAAGCTCACCAGCCCACACAAGACCTGGAGCAAGCTGGACTGTCTCGTCCACGATGAACTCGGTCAACTGTGGGTCATACCAGAGGTCGTCATGGCGGTCTCGCCAGCTGTCTGTGCCGCGCTTGACGGACTTGCTGCCGTATGCGCCCTTATTGTAACTGAAAGTGCCCACCATGAGCTCGGCGTCATAATGCTCAGCCATGGCCATAACATTCAGCCACACCGTCTCATGCACGTGGGTATTGTTCTGTGCAGAGGTAAAAAGGTAGCGCTTGACCTCGCCATCGGCCGGAAGCTCTCGGTGCTCTCTGTCCCTCTCGCCGATGCGCCCTTTTACGACGATTGGAGCTTCCGTAGAAGCCTCGGAAGTTGAAAGGCTCGGGACTTTCTGCCCCGAGCCTTCGATGTCTTTATGGACCATTCTATTCTCTCAGCCCCGGTTGTCTTCGCCGGGCTTATTATCGTCCGACTTACTGGTGAAATCTTTCACGGCTGAAAGGCCAGGTGTTACAGTAGCCCACAGATCCTTGAAAGTGTCAATAGGGTTTTCGCGGAACTTCTTGCTTGCGTTGAACAGACCCACCACGAAGTTTTCTGCAATGACTGCCGCGCAGCCCGTCCAGAATACCCGCCAGTCGCTGCTGGCAAACATGTCATAAGCAATCGTTGCTCCAAGACCGCCAAAAATGCAGCCGAGCACAAGAGCCTTGGCAGAACGACGAGTGCCGTCCACAATGGAACGGAAGAGCGTAAGCACGCTGCCAGCCAGGAAGACCCAGAGGGTGTTGATGACCTCCCGCGGGAGGTCAGTAAGCTGGTTGGTAAGCCAGTTCACGTTGCGACTCCGTTCTTTTTATCTGCCCACCTTCCTACCACCACGTGAGCTGCGGCGAATAGGAGCGAAGAGCTCGTCGATGCTGCGAGCGCGAATAGCCCGGATTGCCCACTGTCGCATGCCGCTGCGTCGAGCAGGGCGGTGGCGTGAAAGGCCGAAGCCATGGTTGATCCACATACCCACACGTAAGCCAGAGCAATCGGATCACCGTCGGCCAGTTGCTGTCGAGTATAGCAGAACCGGTGGCCACACCCTACGGCAATGATGCCGGTCAAGGAGGCCGCAAAGGCTGCAAGAATTGCCAGGAGTTCCATCAGTCATTCCTCAGAAAATGCGGCGCCACCAGGGCTTTGTGCGACGTTCAGCTTCAGCTTGCGCAGCTCGCTGTTGTCGATAGCACTCATCATAAATGCCAAGGACCACCTCACGATCTACATTTGATCGCTCAAGTTGGCCTGTTTGCCGAACACCAAAATTGATCCACGCACCTGCAGTATCGTCCTCAGGACCCGTTGCGCTCGGCGTCGGTTGCCGCAGGGCTGGATGCACCAGCCGTGGGCAGTCCAGGGCAGTCATTGGCACGCTGATATGTGTCGTGCATGCAGAGAGCATTGCGGCCAGCAGCGTCAAGCTGAGCCCCGACGCTATTGCGCGAGCCTTCGGTTTGGTAAACATGCGTCACTCCTTTCTGGACCCGCTCCTCGATGATGCGGTGCTCTTCGGTGCGGATAATTATCTTGCCCAGAGCGGCTTCCGCGGCTCGACTTTGGCCTTCGGCCGCTTCCTGTCCGACCACAGCTTCCGCAGCAACTCGCTTTGCGGTGGTGCCTGCAAAAAACACTTTCCATACGACGATGCCCGCCAAGGCAAGACCCACAATGACTGCCAAAGCAATCAGGGCGGTTCGCACTCGACTGACAGGGGTGAAGCGAGTGAGGTCCATCACACGCCCCAGAGTTCGAAATGTGGGCTGTCCGTTTCGCCGCGTTCGCGAGGTTTGCCATCGCGATCCCAATCGGCGCCCCACCGGATGGGGGTATTGAGTTCATCCGCAGCCTGGAACATGGCCTTGGCCATGAGGTCGAACTTGCGAAGATCATCCCAGGTGCCCGGGAAGAGGTCCACAGCATGGCCAAAGCCTGTGCGAGGATTTTTGAAGTGATTGGACTTCAGTGTCCACGTCACAACCTTGCCCGGCTTGGTGCGGCCCTGGGCATACAGGTCTCGCTGCCGTGCTTCGGTGCGAACGCCCTCGATGACCGCAAAGTCTGGTCCGCCGATGCGGGCGCTAATCTGTAATGCTCGCCGAACCACAGCTTGCATTTTGGGATGCACGCCTACGAGGTTCTGCTCGCTGCGGTCTCCGAAGGTGTAGGTCATAAGGGCTCCCGTGGGTTGGTGAATAAGTTGCTAGGACCTATGCCCCACGGGAGCCTCAGCGCGGCCCGTCAATCGGCAGCTAGCTGGTTTTCTATTTGGCGTAGACGAGCCTCTTGTCCAGCGATCATAAATAAAGCTAATTGATCCAACCGAAGACCATATCTATATCCTGCAGAGCGGATTATTCGGGTATTACCTGTGGGGACTAGCCAGTCTTCCTCCGTCTCTTTGTTTATTCCCGGCTCCAGCTCCTCTTCAGCCTGTTCATCCCATTCGTCCCAACATAAAAAGGCATAAGGGGTTTTACCAGGTTTACCCTCAAGGTCAATAGGATCAATGAGCCCATGTTTCGACATGATGGCCCATACATTTTGGGCGCGTAGCCCAAAATGATACCGGGCTTCTTTGCCCTTCTCAGCTATGGCAGCTACCCACTTAAAGAACCCAAGTTCTTCAGTTATTTCCCGGGCAGCTGTTATTTCAGCCACTGTGAGACCTTCTGCGCGCCACAGCTTATCCCGTGCATCTGAGGTGTTGATGGTGCCACTGCCCGCATAAACCACAGACCACCTATTGGCGGCTGATCCCAAAGCTTTTGCGTTGTCTGTAGCCGGTTTAACTGAGGCATTGGGTTGGAGAATAAAATCCCCAGGGCCCCGCAGAATTAAATCTGTCGCGCTATCACTGGTGAGTTTACCCCCAGTATTGTCCCAAAGACTAAAATTCCAAGTAGCCGTTGATTGCGCGGAATAAGGACTATCATTGACATGACCTAATTGTAACATCGTCATATGATTAAAATCATCAAAACGACGAATAGACAGGGCTGTCTGAGGCCAGTCAGTATTTTCAGTGCCATTTGTATTTGCAGTTACAAACTCATAAGTCCCACTCCAAGCAGAAAACCTATAAGCCGGATTGGGAGTGCCAATACCAACCTTTTGAGTTGAGGTGAGACGAATAGCTTCGGCCCCATTTGGCCTGAGAGAAATATGGCCAACACTACTACCCGAGTCGGTGCCGAGAGAAAGAATAGCGGAGTCACCCGTATACGTTCCAATACCAAAGCGGGCTTTAATACTACCCGCACTGTCTGAATGCCAAAACTCACTCCTGGAAGTAATGCCTGATTGAACGTCCAGTGTTGAAACGGGGCCGCCAGGGCTGGCCCTCATTACGAGGTTATTCAAATTGAGGCGATATGGTGCAGAGCTTCGCCAAGTCAATGTGAAATCCCCAGCAGTAGGCGTGGGCAAATCAGTCAGTGTGCTAACGTCCATTATATCGATCCTTTCAAAACTCACCTAGTGGGCGTGGATTAAGCACACGATCCGCTTGTCTGGCCCATTCCCGCCCATCAATACCTGGGGATTGTTGATTATATTCCGCTACAGTTACCGGAAGCCCTCTAATTCCAGCCCGCTTGCAGGCAGAGAGAGCACTTCGTGCGGCCACCTGAACCTGAACAGGCACATACAAGGGGTCTCGGTATCGGCGATGCCAGTAGGCATAGTCAATATACGCTCCAGGGCAAGGCCCTGATATTTCGGGTGGTGGGAGAGGTTGGTCTTGCAAAGAGGCCATTGGCCCCGTAGCACAAGCCCCAAGAAATCCAGTCAAGACCAAGCTCAAAACAGACAATTTCATCATAGCACACCTCATGGTAAGAAACTAACATCAACCACAAATCCCAAAGACGGCTGATTATATACCGCCCCTGCCACATCTGGGTTCCAATTATTCATACCAATTAGAGTAACCAAAGTCAATGAGGTAAGTTCAAACCCCACCACTTTTAATCTTGTGCTTGCGCTGGTTGAGTAATATCCTTTTGAAGGATTGCAGAACACAAAGGCGTGGGTTCGCCCACTTGGCAATGCCAAAGTAGCTCCCACATTGCCTTGGCTCAATGTAACTAGGGATTTAGCTCGGAATACAGGTGAGCCCGAATGGAATACAAGATTACCCGCCCCATTCTTGACTTGTAGCCCATATCCAGTATCTCCCAAGGTGGGAGCTACATTATCAAAAACATAATAGCTGATTGAAGCTGCAGTAGTTCCTTGACAATAGAATATGGCTCGCTTATATCCACTTGGTGGAGGGTTTGAGGTATTTGTTTCATTTATCAGATGCAAGCAACCTAACGCCCGACCAGTTGGCGGAGTAACAGCCACAATAGCCGTATTTGTTGATGGGTAATCCACAACAAAATAAATCATATTACTATCTGCTGGGGCTTCAAACCCAGCCATTATATAAAATGCGGAAGCGGTTATGCTCGACACAGTGCCTTTAGTTTTATAGCTGAGGTTGAAGTAGTCTTGATCTATTTGGACCGCTCCATAGCTATTCAAAAATGACGCACCAAAAGCCATGTCAAAAATACCCGTAATAAAAAACCAAAGTGCCTGACCGCCCGCCTAGCGGATTTGGATCTACACTCCAATTGCAAGTATTGCCCGAGAAGGATATTTGAACCTCACAGCTAGTTCCATATGTATCATCTTGTGGAAACCCTACTATGAAAAAGAAAGGAGCCCCACGAGCAAAATCTGCATTAGAAAATGACCCACTATTGGTAGTCTCTGATATTGAGGCGGTCAAAGTGCCAATAATAGTGAACAAGCTATCTGTCAGCTCAATGAGCGGATTGCCTGACGCGTCATAGACCTGCAAACCAAAACTCATAATGCCAGATTCCCTAGCTTAACACGCAATACCCCGGCGGCGTCATACACTCGGATTACATTATCTGCAATCTCCATGCGAGCACCCGTGGTGGCTGTTCGAAGCGTCCCGATAGTTGCGGTAATTGCGTCCAGCTGGCTAACACTCAATCGACTAGCGGTTACTGCGCCGGTTTGTATAGCCGCTGTATTAACATTGTTTGGCGCAACACCACCGCCAGAATTGATAGTAGAAGCCACCGCGGTTGCGGGTATAGTGCCCACATTTGTTCCTGCCGGGGCTCCTACTGTTGCGTTATCTGCGGGACGTCCAGTTCCGGTGACATTGCTCCAGGTTGCTGTTTGTGCAGCCACTTCATCAATCTTGGTAGTCAAAGCCTGCTTAGCGGTGTAATACGTTTGAAAAACCCCGCTAAATGTGGTTCCGTTAATTGGAGTATCCACACTAGTATTTGAAAAAGAGGTCAAGCTACCAATATACACAGTAAGGGCTGAATACGCTGACATATACGCAGTCAATTCAGTAGATATACCCATCCCCGATCCACGAGCTTGAATAATAGGATATTCAGCCAATACCACATTGTATTGGCGGATCATCTCAGCCTTTTCACCCATAGATAGGATGGAGTCGGAGGCAATAGCCGCCAATGACGACAGCACTTGACTGATATTGTCATTGGCCGCAGCAATTTGTGTCAAAGCATTGACCACAGATAGGTCCAAAATACTCACCCAAGGGGCGTCGATAGTCGTTCCATTCCCATTGAAGGTTATGGGAGTGCCATAGACAAAAAGGCCAAGTCCCTCATGTCGATAACTGGCGTTGTTATTATCAATGTCTGTCCAGTAATCTCCCTCACTTCCGGTAGGTGGGGTGGTTTGTCTAAATGTCTCAGCCCCACCGGCAATTGCAGCCAGCGCCGAATAGCTTACATTTGAGGTAGTGCCAGTAGTAGCTGAGACCTGAGACCAAGGCCCGGCCACTTCATGGATGCTTATATGGCGTGCTCGGACTTGATAAGCTGAGCCTGAGAGCAGCGGGAAGATGTTGGCAAAAACCACATCAGACATGAATGGCCCGAAAGTCTGCCAATAAGTATCCGAGGTTAGCTTCACCTGCACTTCTGTTCGCCGCACATTCCCTGGAGCCGTTGCCCATGAGACTGTGAGACCATCTTGTTGGGTAGCGTCTGCCCCAGTTGCGGAATACTGCGCGGCTGCTAGGCTGACCAGGGCAACTTCCATGCGTGGGTCATATGCTACACCCGCACTTGGTGCACTTTGGGGGGTAACCGTCCCATTTGAGTAGACCGACGCGTCTTCTTCCCGCAAAACCAGCTCGACCCCTTGTGCGGATATTGACTGTCGGATCACTCGAAACGGCTTAGCCACGAAGCCATATCGCTCGAGAGAAAGTTGCACAATATCCCATACCCGCGCGCGCAAGGCTCGCAGATTGAAAGTTGCAGAAAACTCACCCTGCCAACGAGCACGATTAAGAGAAATACGAGCCAAGCGTTGTGCTAGTTCGGGGCTTTGGACTACTTGAAAGTTTTGCGTTTTCCGCTTCTTGTAATTATCCTCAGTATAATAGGCATTGTCAAATACCGTGGGATATGCTCGAGGCTGAAACAAGGCCGTGGGTCGACTATCAATGTAAGTCCCTGCTACCTCATTGTATTTATCAGCCATGGGCTTAAACGGCACCCACTGCACCGTTCCACCTTCGACCACATCATCATCAGTAAGAACGACGGCTATATCTGCCAAGTCATTATGGACTACACGATAAGTCCATAGACCTCCCGCATCAAGGAGTTCGCCAATCAGTCCATCCGCGGATAGAATAGACTCGTTTGTGGCATGGTGGTCGCCTGTAGACAGGATGCCATCTGTGTAATACTCTAAGGCTTCGCAGTCATTGGCTGCAGTTATAAATCCTGCAAAATCAATGTCCGAAAGGTCAACACCTCGGCCCGCTACCAATTTGTTATTGATGCGCCACCCAATTAGATACCAAAGCATCTGCAAGGCATTATTGCGGCCAATTGGGTTATTATTGCTATCTAGCGGGGAATACTCCCAAGTGGTCTGGTCATTTGCTCTATGACTGCCAGACCCACCCCGGGTGCTATCCCTGCGCGGGTCATATACCGGTGCACCTTCAACTACTTGAGTATACCTGGAAGGGATGCCCTGCGGTAGCTTTTTCTCAGTATATGTCCATCGCATAACATAATGCGGGACGCCGGTAAAGGCAGCAGTAGACGCCCAATACGTTCCACCTCCGGCGGCAATATGCCCTCCGGTGGTAGACCGGTTTACTTGCAGAGCCCCTGAATAGGTTCCTGTGGCGGAACCTCCGCTTAGGGGGACCAATTCCTCTTCGATATACAGTTCTTGGTATGAAGTTATACGATGGGTGGCAATAGCCAATACCTCGTCAAACTTGGTGTAATCACTACCCCAAGTTTCCCAATAACGCAAGTCGGTAGCACCCGCGGTGCGGCCAAATACAATCTTGCGGAAATCTTCAGGAGCCAAAGACTTAGACAACCGGCCTAGGGTGGCCTTATTGCCAGCGTTGGGCTTCGGTAGAACCGCCCCAAGGGTCATCATTGCCCCTTGGGCAATTAGGAGCGGATTGCCGGTTACGACGCCCACTACGGCCACCGCTACACCAACAATTGCTTTGACTACTCCGCTCACTAGGATGCCCTCCGCGTGTCATCTAGCTAGACGCGGTAACACCACTCCAGCCCTAAGGTATTGAGGGTAATTAGCCCGTGGTGGTTCTCTTCGGAGCCTACGAATAGCGAAAGGCGACCATAACAGATACCAAGCATCTTTCCCATAGAAGGATTTCCGGTCTCTGACGAGAAGCCGACCACTTCAGGATCGGCCACAACGACGTCCCCGACACGTGCGAAGGCTATCGGAAGCCGTTCACCGAATACCTTATCAGCTAAAGCCTCCGGAGTTCCTACCCCGTCCAATTTCAGCATCTTTCGCTTGGCACCTAGTGCGGTTGTATAGGCCCCACGATATGCTTTGGCTGGATCAACCCCGGTCATGGCCAGAACGGCATCCCCTACCCAAAGACAACAATCTTGTTTGCCCCATTGGAAGGGGGTATCTTGTCTAGTAAGTATGCAGGTATATAGTCGATCTTGCCAGTCAGCTAGTCTGGTCATTTTTCAAAAGCCCCGGTATCCTGAATAATTACCATCACCACCAAAGAACGCTGGACCAGCATACCCACCAAGAGGTAGGTTGGTTGCTTCCCCTAATGTGGGGGTCATATTAGCCAATGCCCATACATAATCTTGGCTTGTGTCTGTTGCGTCCAGCTCTTTCTGTTCAGAATATCGAGTTGCTATAGCCTCGCTTTGATAAGACTGCGCTGACTCAATCTGACATTGCACCGTTCCAGACCCATCATCTTCTTCAATGACTGTCATTAGGTCCATACGCCCACTTTTAAGCCGAATTGGCGCACCAACTATTGCTCCAGAAGCATCCAGCAAGGCTACCCAAACCCAGGCCTGCCTGAATTGCCACCGACGCCGATCATAGACCACTTGGCGCATAGCCTCGTCAGTCATATTGACCCCCGGCAAAGAAAGCATAAGCGCCTCAGAGCCTCCTTGGCCCTCAGTAACCGGGCTGACTTCCCCAACAAGATGCGTAATACCCTCAAAGGTTAACCCTGCAAGAGCAGTATCTGCATGACCGGCCGAAAATGTGTAGGTGCCAAACCCAGTCCAGGCAAGAATGGGATCAGCCTCAATATCAAGGCGAATAAAATACGCCCATCCTACAGAGGAGCCGTCCAATAACGGGCTGGTAGTGGGGTCAATAGGTCTTCCAACCATGTTTAATCTAATGCCTCCACGCCCTTGATAGTGATGCCATGCTGAACAGGGTGTTCAAGGGACCAAGTAGCTGCATCATCTTCCTGTGCTGCAAGCAACATATATGGATTGAATACTGTGACCACCGAGCCGACATTGAGGACTTTACGCAATCCAGGCTCAAAGGATATAGTAGCTTGACCACTGGCATTTGCTACAATAGCAATAGTGGCCACTTTGAGTTCGTCATTTACCGTGAAATAGTCACCTTCTGCCAATATGGTGGCATTGGGTGTCCAACCTTGAGTAGCTACCGAAGTTGCACGAGGTTGTGCTTGGGTCTGAACAGTGCCCTGCGGTCCAGCATACCCGCTAAGTGGAGTTTCTGAACCAGGCACAACCAGCTTGAAGGTATTGGCGCGACCCCGCAGCTGAGCCAAGAAGCTTCGCCACCGACCGGCACTAAGTCCTGTCTGGGGAAGCAGCTTGCCTTCGAATTGCCAAAGAGCAAACGGCAGGACTACGACCTGGCGCTTACCCGTATACCGCGACCGCAGCTCATACGTTGAACGCATGAGCTGCAGCCGGGAGACACTCTCAAAGTAAGTCTGCGTCGGGAAAGTCACCAGCGCCATTTACGTTCCTCAGTTCTTGCGGGAGCCAACAGGCATGCGGCTCATTTCATAGCGGCGGTCTTGTGCCGAACCCTGCCGGGCTGCCGTCACAATCTGCGGGGTGGCTTCGGCGATCGCCGCGCGGATACGCTGCTCAACCGACGCATCCGCGCCTCGGGCGTCAATACTGAAAGCGACGCTCACTCCGCCACCGCCACTCTTGTCACCGACCTGGCCAGCTCGTTCGATATTGACCCGCTCACCTGGCGAAGCACGGAAGGAAACCAGTTGGCTATCCACACCACCGCCGCCGCCCACAGTGAAGCCGCCGCCGGTTGCAAAGTCGCCGTAGTCATCCCGGTCCCGCACGGTGAAGCTGCCACCCGTAGCAAACCCGATGCCCAAAGCCGGCAGGATCATGGAGGCCCCTTGGGCAATGGTGCTGATGATGCCGCCAGCTTCACCACCAATAAGTCCACCGAGCATCGAGCCAAGGCCACCAATGATACCACCCAGTTCATTGCCAAAGGACTGAGCGCCGGTATCCAAGGTATTGCCCAGGTCATCAGTGAAGGTGCCAAAGCAGCCATTCATGTCGTCCACTGCCCCACCGATACCGAAGGGATCATTGGTCGCGCCCTTGTTGGCCTCGCGCTTGCTCGTGTCAACAAATAGGGCGTTAAAGGCCGCGGTGCCGCCGACCTGGTCCGCGCTGCGCACCCACATCGGGTTGTTGCGGCTCTCGCCCACAGGACCTGCCAGACCTGGCACCTTGATGCCGAGCTTGTCTTCGAGGAAGCCTGCAAGAGGTCCACTAATATACTGCTTAAAAGTGGCGCGGGCAATATCTTCTTGCAGGCCATCAAAGAAGCTGCTAAGGTCAAACTTGCCCGTCTTGGTAAACTCCACCCACGTGTCCTCGAGGTTCGAGAAGGCGTTGGAGAACAGGGTCTCCATCTGCTGGGCAACGTTTGCAGCTTCCTGCTGGATTTTCATCAGCGCGCGGGTCACACCTGAAGCGGCATCCGTCTGAGTATCCAGATAGTCAATTGTGGCATTGCGGGTTGCATCGGCCGCCTGCTGAGCAGTGAGCATGCGGTCGCGCTCGAGAGCCGCGATGGCTTCGAGGGCAGTCTGATACTCACGCATCGGGCCA